AATGGAATTCGGTGGCACGAGCACGGTTGTTGGAAATGATTTCGGAAATGGTGCATGGAAATACGTGGCGGGAGTGGCCCCAAGTAGCGGGAACGATAGAATTTATATTGATGGTTACGAGGTAGCCACTTATAACAACCAAGTTGACACGGTTTTTGTGGAAGGCATTTGGGCGTTACAGATTGGGTACCAACACCCACAAACAGGAGATTTCATGCATTTAGATGGAATGGTGGGGGAAGTTCGAATATCTGATACTGAAAGATCTGATGCCTGGCTAACGGCCACTTACCATACCTTACGTGATACCTTTTTAACATTTAATGACGCAATCACCTTTGCTTCCATAGCATCTATTGATACCAATATTACCGATCCGGTTTTTGATATTGAGGAGATGCCGTTTGATTGGGATGGTTTTGAAGGAGACGATTATGATGGAGACGATTACGCTTTACCCAATTCGGAAGTATGGGAGATTATGGGTACCGATTCTGGTTCTCCGCCAGACTATGGAGTTTTTACCCTTAATAATAGAATGAGATGTGATCTTATTGGTTCTCCTACTTCAACACTTTATGGTGTTCAGAGTAGATTTGAATTACAAGCACGTGATTTTGATGTTCATGTTGATTTTTATCGGATTTCGACAACTGTAGAGACGGGCACGTTAGGAATTACTTTTTCTTCAGGGTATTCATATAGACTTAGCGTAACAAATACATTTACAAATGGATATGTTTCGCAACATTGGAATCCTGGATATGGTCAGTCTACCTATGCTGCTGGTTGTCCGGCTATTGGTGCTTTTGGTGGCCTTAGAATGAAGAAAAGTGGGGCCACATTAACATCGTATTATTGGACCGGTGGTAGTTGGAATCAAGCAAAGGTATGGACTGTGGCCCAACAAACAGCTACAGTTTTGAATTTTGTAGCCCATGTAGCAAAGGTAACTGAAGTCGAATTTGATAACTTTGAAATAACGAATGGGGTAATTAATCCACCTGCATAAAAAGGTAAATAGGATCATGGGAAATGTAATTAAATCACCCTGGGATCAAAAGCCAGGCATTGTAGAAAAATTAGAAATTGATGAGTCCGGCGATATGTTCGATGATTGGGATGCGGATGGTGTCATATTTGATGACATAAATCGTGAAAACGATATGGTCTTCGATTATAAGGCGGCTCGGACCAATGCACATTTCTGCGTTCACGCCAGTAAAAAAATCCTGAATATGATAGCTCATAATTTACAATATGAGCGGAATCCTGATATTGCTGATGCATGCGTTCGTTTGGTAAAAGTCATCGCGGAGAATAATCGCGATCTAATCAAAATCCATAAGGATTTTAAAACGACATCGCTTATCGGGAAACCAAAAGCTGGAGGAATAGATGGTGCAAGCGAAGAAGAAGAAGATGGTACCCGACAAGACAAGGTCAAAACAACTGTCTCCGAAGTGGTTGCGGCGGCAAAAGCAGCCAAGGATGAGGATAATGCTAAATCTTGATGATAAGAAAGTTAAAACTGGCGATATAATGTCACCGAAATTTGTTGATTTCCTAAAAAATATAATCGATCAACAAAAAATATCGGAAGTTAAAATAAAACTAATGAAAGTGAAAGCGAGCGCTACTTAAATGGAAACGGATACCTTCTTGATGGAATTGCTGAAAGGAGTTGGAGGCAATACTACAGCCATCACAGAACTTCGAAGGGTAATTGACCAGCTCCCGGTAAGATCAGAATTTAAAGATTCAGAAACACTTTTCAAACAAGTCGATATTAATGTCGAAGGCATTAAAGAGGATCTTGGTAAGGTTGTTACCAGGCTCGAGCGGATAGATGCATGGCAAAAAGTCAAACTCCCGTTTATAATCGGAACCATTACGCTTATTCTTTACGGTATCGGCTTCTTCTTTACCCTTAATAAGGTTGCTCGCATGATAGAAGTGCGGCACGTGTCGAGCCTCTCAGAGCCAATTATTCCCTGACACTCCACATCTTAAACATCAATGACCGGGCAATTTGCCTGACCTGTTTATCTGTCACCTTTTGTCGGTGCATTATCTTGGCGCGTTTATATATTTCAGGATAGATCCCGTTCTCATCCATTAAAATCATCCCGTAATCATCCGGTATATCACAATCAATTTTTGGCAATAATGTCTTGGGAATGCAGAACCAGAAATAATTAGGTGTGTGCAATCGCGGATAATTGAGATTGACGTGATTTTTTGCTTCATGCATATATCGATGCTTTTTCTTTTTGAAATCACGCTTGAAGTCGGCTTTGGTCAGCTTTATTTCTATCTCGTTAACATAGCCGGATGCCTGGACCGTTATAAGGTCGGCCTCAGAATAATGCAGATAAATATTTGGGACAATTAATTTGTGGTTGAGCCTGTTATAAAATTTGAAAAGTGCTTGCTGAATAATTTTTTCTGAAATCATATAAAACTCCTTTTGCACGGTAACTTTTTGATAGTTACCGTGCAAAAAACAGCACCGATTTAACTGCTGAATCTTCTAAACCATCTCATTAATAATCGAATGATATATTCAAACCAGTTGGTGGTAATGGTGACTCCGGTACTGTAAAATCTAAAGGGGAAGGTAAACTGCAGCTCCATGTATTACAGGCGCTGACCCGCATCGAATAGGGTCCAGGCGGCAGTCCAGCCAATTCATATTGAAAACCATAAGCACCGACAGGATCCTTTTCGACACGAGGATCGTTCGGCAGACCAGCCAGGGTATAATACTCAACATTTTGATTTGGATCAGGGACATCACATACGAGTTTAGGCATTAGTTATTTCCTTTCTTGAAGGTTGATGGAATTCTTTCCATAAAACTATATTTACCTAAACAACGAAAAACAGGGAAGGCCGACACTGAACCTTCCCTGCGAAATATGCCGGGTGACTTTAAGCGTGATAGTTGGGATTCTATACTTTTAACAGCCTTTGCGCGTGGCCAGCTTTGAGTCTACCCTAAAAATTATTTTACTACCCGGCACGTTTTCCAGATCATTCCGATCAAAAAATCAATGACAATATAAATTGCGATGACTAAAACAGTTCTTGATCCTACAAATATTAGAACATCTATCATGATTTTTTGATACAGGGATGTGAGTCGGCCAGCAGCAGCGTGGTTAGCCTTGGCAGAAAGCGTGGTTAGCCGCCCCTGGCAGGACTCGCATCCGGTTAAAGGTTAATCATCATCAAAGTTAAAATCTTCTTCATCATCATCGAAATTGAAGTCCTCTTCCTTTTTCTTTCCTGTTTCAGCGTCTTTCGTGGTCGTCGTTTCATCAGGAGGAGTTTCAATTTCGGTGGCTGCTTTAGCGGCCTCGGCGGCTTTGTCTGCCTCGGCTGCTTTATCACCGGCTGGTGCCGAATCGTCTTCAAAATTGAAATCGTCATCGGCGGCGGGAGCGGCGGCGGATTTGGTATCATCAGCCACATCCGGCCCAGGCTTGCCAGTGTCTTTACCGGGCTCATCCGGCCCAGGTCCATCCGAGAACTCATCTAAGAGTGCGTCCCCTTTGGTATCAGGGGTTGTTTTCGAGGGCTTGATATCCCCTTTGATCTTCATGATACGGTTGAACTTTTTGGCCATTTTATCGTAAGCAGGAAATTTGTCATCGGCCAGGAACTCATCTAAATCGGTCATTTGATTGAAAACAATTTCGAGCTTTTCATCGGAGTCGGCGATTGGTCCAATATTATCGACGAAAACGCTGTTGTCATAATTGTTCCGCTTCGATTTCTGGCGGAGTTTGAGCTTGAAATTGCAACCTTCCCAGGGATCAAAAATCTGGATGGCTTCGTCCAATTCGGATTCGGGGAAGATTTTCTCTTCAATCTTCTCGAAGATTTTGATACCGAATTTGAAAAGGAATACCTTACCGTTGTTGTCCGGTTTCATCAGGTCTTTGATGACGAGAATATTGCAAACGAATTGCTTGGTGCGGGAATACCTGCGAGCATAATTGCCAGCTTCTTCGGTATCCTCATCCCAATACGGTTGAATATATTCGCACACCGGGCAGTCATTGGCGAATGTTGAAGGGCAATTGTCAATAAACCATTTACCCTTCTCTTTAAAGCCGTGCTGGAAAAATGAAATCGAGGGCGGCTTTGCGATGTCAGGTTGCGGAAGAAAACGAATAAGAGCGTTGGATGATCCGGAATCATCTTTGGTCGGAAGCCAGAACCGTTCATCCTTTTTGAATTTGGGATTTTGGTCCTTCATCTTGTTGACCGACTCTTTGAGCTTTCCGCGACCCCTTTTAAAACTTTTAAAGTCCATGCATAATCTCCTTCAGTTAGTGGTTAGTAATTAGTGATTTAATGTGGTCTTGCGACCCTAATTTAACGGGAACTAAATTGTCCCCTCTTTCGATTTCCATTGCAACAATTATACCTTAATATATACGGTTTGACACAATTATTTTCTTCTCTTTATTGTATTGAACATAGCCATACAATCATCATGGTTTTCATAGCGATAATTATATTTGCGGCCATCGACAAATGTAATCTCGAGCGCATCGCAACCACCATCCTTGAGGTTAGTGATCCATATTTTTTTGATTTGGGCAACCAAAGACAAATTGAGCAGTTCTGGATCAATTGATCTCATATTAGTGAATATTGGCATTTTTTACACCTCTTATTTTATAGGTATTAAAGAAACAACTATTCCAAGAATAATCCAGCAAATCCACCAGACCGGATTTCTTAATGCCCTATACCATGCATCTCTTAAGTTTCTCATACCCGTTTCAGCACCGGAATGTTATTATAGGTGTTTCTGACAAATTCGTAATCACCTTTTAATTCGTCGAGGTCTCGCTCGGTGCAGGTTACCATATTTAAAGCTAATCGTTGCATGTCTTTAGTACTACAAGACAAAACGGTTTGCTCCATAAAAAAGAGGAGTTCATCCCCCGGCTCTAAGTCACCATGATAAATGGACTTGGTAATATTTAAAGATTTGATATCGTCTGCATCCAGTGGTTTGGCACTTTTCAATTGATGTTTAAAATGGTCTCTCATTTTTGACCTCCTCACTTTATATGCTTATCATTTTATTTTTGTTGATGGCTTCAAGGAGTTTATTTTGCTTGGTAAGAGTTTCGATTTTTAGGATTAGCTCGGACATTGCCTTATGCAAGCCGACGAAAAAGGCGTGGCGCTGTGGCGTCCAATCCATTCGGCCATCCTCCGGCGCTCTATCTTGCCGGTGCGGTGCTAACTTATCGAGTATGCCCCAAGGCAAATCGTCATCAGAATCAACCGTTTCATAATGCCAGAAAATATCCCCGTCCTCGCGCTCGTTGCGCTCTTCCATGTAGACCCTGGCCATTACCCCAACAACCATGCCTCTATCAAAGTGGAAATCTCCCCTTTTAAACAAGCATATTTCCTGGTCGGGATCATCTTCACCAGGGATAAAGAATTCACCATGTGATGCTGGTCCCATCACAAATCCATTCATTTTGAATTTGTAAAGGATGACCTTTTTCAACGTGGTCTTGGCATCTAAATAATTCTGTACCACTTCCTTGTATAGAGTATCGGCTCCAATACGCGTTTCATGGGAGACGTCCGCGACCCCTAATTTTTCCTGGACATAATCCGGTAAATCAATCCGAAATAACCCATCCTTTAATACCCTGGTTATTTTAACGATTTCTTCCCCGTTGATAAAATATTTTTCTCGGCTGATGACTGGCATTTTGCCTATCTCCCGTATTTCATTATATAATGGTGATAGTCTTGGATTTCCTTTTTCCATGCAATATCTTTGAAGTAATTATAAACGATTGGTCGGTATTTGACAAAAATTTGTTTATAAAGTTTGATGTCAGCTTCTTCAACGATATTTTTACAATACCAGTCAAGTCCTTTTGCGATACCAAACACTTCATCAAAAGCTATTATTGAGTTTACCGATATTTTACCGCGATTGAACATTTTGTATATGAGCGGTAGACCATGATTTCCATAAAACATGGTCTCCGGTAACATCTCTTTTTCATTGCAGTATAAGATAGCGGCCAGATAATCGCTTTTAACCGTGGCCAGGATATCGTTTAATTCGATTTCATTTTGCTTATAGGTATGAAAATTATCGTTTAAAATATCGCTTACATGAAAGGATGGTTTTTTCATATAGTATGCGGCGAAGAGGCGGATATAATCTTCCTTTTTACTCGACATCTTTTCCATGACCTTTAAAAATATCATCCCGTCTCGGTCCTTCCTCCCATCGTTCCAGGCTTTAATAAACCGGGCCTTTTGCGGGAGACGTTGGTGCGTGATATCATATTTCCCGGCACCGAAATGGATGGATTTGACGGCCACATATATCCAATAAGCGGTGAAGCCGGTTATGTCATGGGTTTTAATCATGTTTTTTAGGCAGCTTGCTATTTAAAAATTCAGTTAAAATTGAATGATAACATACGATGCAGATTCTGTCATCATCCATATCACCAACAGGCTCAGAAACTGAATTAACCGGTCCCCGGCGCGACACTTCAAGATTGACTTTGATGGTGTGTTCGACACTTTTTTTGGTTGCGTATCCGGCTAAAATTTTTTGTTCGGTGATATCGCTTTCTTTCCCGCAAATATCACAATATGATTTTGTTATTGTAGGCATATTATCCTCTATCTTTTACCAGGTCCTCTATCTATCCAATGGTTTTCGGCCATTTCCTCATCTTTTCCCGATGGTCCCTCGGCCCCGCACCCATTACAAAGCACATTATATTGCTCGACACCGTTGGAAGTCGTGGATAAATCCTCGCTTTTGCAAAAAGGACAGGCTCGTGGTGATTTGAGCGGACACCAGTCCGGTATTGGATGATCGTCTTCGCCTTCACCCATCCAGCATACCATTGTATTCTTTAGTCGACACTCATATCGCGTTAAATTTTGATCGGTGCCGACTGCAGGACATGAGGTACAATTCTCAATTATACGTTCATATCGTTTTTTCATTTCTTCCTCAATAATAATTCTATTGTCTGATCGGGTTTATGCATCATTATTTCGAGTGGGATTTCTTTCTCTAATATTTTTCCTTGAGGAGCCCCGCACCAATTGCAAGGTTCTGGAGGTTCACTCATAGTTTCCCATTCATGATGGCATTTTGAACAATGAACGTATGGCATATTACAGCCCTTTGAATATCTCGGTTAAGTTTATTTGATCGGCGTCTGCCGGAATCATATTCCGTTTTTTAAATTCGTGTACGAGCACATCCATCATGGTCGGATTATCTTTTATAGCATCGGCCACATCAAAGTAATCTATATCTTCCGAGCCCTCGACCAATTCACAGATTACGTCGATGAGCCCGTGGCCGCTTTCCGTTTTTTCAAGAATAGTTTTTATGATATTCATAATTTATCCTTCAAGTCCGATGTTTTCAATCCATCCGTATTCATCAAGGAGATGATGTTGCGTGGCATTGATTAATGCTATTGCCAAATCCCCATTTTCATGAGATTTTAGCTCGGCTTTAAATTCTGCTTCAGGCATCGCTAAAATCTCATGAAATACTCGTTTGATGGCAGCATCCCGGTTAGCCTTAAATTGGTTGATGTTTTTGTTGGCCATATTATTCAGCAAGCATAGCTTCGACGTCGATGTATGCTTCCTTCCCTTGGTTCCATTTTAGACCCAGTTTCCTGCAAAGCGTTCGGCGGAGGTTGCGCGGCATAAACATCATGGCGGCAATGGCGTTGAGATGATTTTTATCGGCGAAATACAGGCGCTGACGGGCGATGTCAGCGTTTTTGGCCTTAATCTTTGCCAGTGTTGCCGGGCTCATGCCGGTTGTCGGGATACGTTCACCAGTCTTCCGGTTATAAAGGATCTTGACATTTTTACCGTGGCGGCTGACAACCTTTTCCTTTATGTCAGGGAATTTCCGGTTAAGAAGCCGGGCGGCTCTGGACTGGGCTTTCAAATTGTCCTTTTTGATATAGGTACCCTGCAACCAGGATGCCCAAAAGGCCCTTTGACCCTTTTTTGCCAGGCCGTCTTTCCATTCCTGCAATACCGTTTTAATCGAGCGCGGTTTCATTTCGATGGTCAATTTCTTGTCATCATCCATAATTAATTCTCCTTTTAATTTGTTTAGAAGTTCATAATTTCGCTGATTTCTATCAGCATTCCCGATAATTAGTGTTTTTAATTTCATAATATCCATGTTTTCCTGCAAAGTGCTAATATTAGCACTTTGCATTACAACCTGTCAAATATCAGTCACCCCAATCGATTTCGTCCGAGTCGTCTTCGACATCAGGCAGCGGGACCGGGTCCGTCTCGGTCTCAACAATGGCGTTGGCTGCCGGTTCGTTTTCAAAGGAAAAATCCGGCTCATCCGGCGCGGCCTCGAGCGATTCATCAAGGGCGGCATCGAGGGCAGCTTCTTCGGTATCCATATCCGGCTCGGTATCCTTTTCGTCATCGATAACTTCATTGTCCGGCAAATGTGCAGGGACATATTCCTCGACGGGTGCCGGGGTTTCATCAACATTAATTTCATTAATTTCATCAGCCGGGGTTTCATCAACATTAATTTCCTCGGCCTCGGTACCACCTACATACATATTGGCGGTGTCGGTGTCATCGGCGGCTTCCATACCGTCCCCGGTTACCTGTTCCGGCTCCGGTGCATAGCGGAATTTGACTTCAAAAAGGAACTCGTCCTTCTTGTTAGGGATTTGGATATTGAAATTATTATCCGATGCCAGACAGATGTTAGTTATCTGGACCGTGATCTGTTTGAAGTATTCGTATTCCTTTTCTTCATTTTTCTTTTTGCAAGTAGCAACCTTTTCCAGGGTGCCGATCAGCAAAAAGCGGTCCATATCGATCATTATCTGCTCGTCAACAAAGCGGTCGATATCCGGCTCTTCATCAACACCGATCCAAAAGTTAGCTTTCATGCCATTGCTTAAAACATCCATAATTCAGTCTCCTTTTAATAGTGTCATAGTTAATTTATAGTGTCATTAAATATAGTATAATCGATTTATTTTATTTTGTCAATAGTGGCGACAGTTAAAATACCATTTTTATTATAATAAGGCTGGCATAAACAAATATATCTATGATTATCACAGCTATACAAGAACCAAAATACCTGATCGGATACACGGAATATATTCCCCATTCTCAAATCCTTAAACGGGATTTTTTTCCAGCCTGACTCAGTTTTTATTTCAATTTTTCTTTTTAGTTTCATATTAGCACAGTATAAACGATTTATTTTATTTTGTCAAACTTTTTTATGATAAATAATTACAGCAGACGATTTAACTCCTCACCTAAGTCTATCAGTTCCAGTTCCTCAAATATAGTGGCCAGAGTTTTTCCATACTGCACATCAAATTCAAACTGCATACTGAGCGGCAGCTTATCGTGCTCACGTTTTGTTAACCATACCGCATCATTATCGCGAACCAGCCATTCATCTTTGGCATTGTGGACCGTACCCGATTCCGTTGCTGCCCATACAAAGTCCCCGTTAGGTCGGCGCTCAAAGTCCTTTATCAAAAGCCTTTTGGTAACACCGGTCTTGGACGTGAAGATGGCGACACAGGGCTTTAGACCGGCTATTTCGGCATATAATTTGTCGATGCGGTCGGACTGCGCGATGGCTATTTTCGACAAAAGGCGGGTTATAAAGAAATCGGAGAGCTTGCGATTAAAGGGTTTCAGGCTTTTGCCTTCTATTTTGCGATTGGGACGTTTTGCTGTTATGGCGCGGACATAACAATAGGCATAATGCCGGTGCCGGAACACATATTTCAACTTTGCTAATTTTCTCTGGTGTTCGGATCGATCCAGGGCCTCGACAACACCTATTTTTCTTTTGGTCATATCCGGCCCTTCATAAAGGGTCCAACGTAAGAAATATTTCAAACTCTTTATTTCGGCGGCTTTCTTTTTCAGAAATTCTTTTTCTTTTGTAATCGGATGGATAGGCATTTCAATTCTCCTGTACCGTTGAGACGGGATGTAGGCTTCGATGCCTAAGCGATCAACTCCAGGTCATACCCGGCACCCCAATGTCCCAAGGTCTCGAGATTATTTTTTGTTTTTGGGCCGGGGCCGGATCTTTTTCCATTCGGCTTTGGGGCAGTAATAATAATCCCCTGGTTTAAATTTCCAGGTGCCGTTTACCATATGGACGGCATCGGTGTCCTTGACCCGAATCGGTGATCCGTTGGCAGTCATTAATGTTTTCATAAAACCCCTTATTTGGCTTTGTTTTTGTTGGCGCTGGCGCGTTCCAATATCAGCTCATAACTATCGGCCTCGTCTTTATCCTCCCGGCGTTCCTTTATGATGGGCAGGAAAAGGCTCAAAGTGTTTTTGGTTTCCGATGAGATGATTTCGTTGTATTCGATTTCCCAAATGTGGCCGATAAAGTACGATGGCGGCTTTGCTCGGAGGATGTCGTCCAATCCCGATCCGCTATTGACCTTTATTTTGCCGTCTGCGCTTTCCAGGTTGATTCCCCCGATCCAATTGCTGGTATCAATTACCGTCTTCCCCCTCATTATTGAGGTTTGTTTAAAGGCGTATGTCCCGGTGCAAATTAGGTCGGCAGGATCCTTTTTCTTCATCTTTACACAATCCTTGCTGCCGGAGGTTGAGCTTTTCCATATACCGTTCAGGTTTTTCAAAATGCAACCTTCGCGGCCTTTGGCCAGTTGGATATCGAAAAAGGCGTATGCCTCTTCCAGGCTATTGACCATCTTGGTCGGTATAATGGCCAGTTTTTTCGATTCGGTTTTTTCTTTGCAAATGGTTATTGCATTTTCGAGTGCGCGGAGGCGGAGTTCATATGGGAAATTGCATTTTTTCTTTTTCCAGGCGGCGAGTGGCATCATGTCCCATACTTTTAAATGTATGCGGCTGGCCTCATCTTCGCTGATGCCCTTTTTGCCTTCGATGGCTTTGGTAATAATGGCGTTTCCGGCTTTGCGCGGTAAATACCCGGTGCGTTCCTCATTCAATACGAGGCCTTCCCCGTGGATGACCGTCTCGATATTACCTTCTATATCGATGGCGTTTACCTCGGCTTCCAGGTTACCGTGGAAGTTCAGGGGTTTCATATTGCGGGTCAAAAAGTTTACTTGGCGCTGTGCTGGTTTGTATATGATGTTTAGGAAAAGGCCATCGGCTTTGAGCTGGCATAAGGCGCGGTAAGTTATACGGTCCAGGTTCTCGGCGGTAAAGGATGCACACCTCATATACAGTTTTTCGGTAACGAGGCCTTTCCAGACCTTATTAATGGTCTTTTCGGATACCCCGCATCGGGCATCCTTTTTAATGACGCGTGTAAGTAATTCGGCGTCTTCTTCGGTTAGGGCGGAAAGCATCTCGGCTACACATTCCTTGGCGGCATACCCGGTAAGTTCGCGGGAAGCGATTTTGTTGACCAAATCGTATGTGGCTCCTGAAAAAGATTCGAGTGCGATTGCTTCGAGCCCGTTGCTCCGTCTTTCATAGGCCGGGATTTGCTTCATATGGAAAATGATGGTCGGCTCCAGGGCGAGGTAGAAAAATTCCTTGAGGTCGGCGTTGCTGGCGTTGGCTTTAAGGATGGCCAACTTGTCGTTTTTACTCGGTGTGGCTTCAATTTTTCTTACGATGTCATAAAGTTCGTTCATATTCATCTCTCCTTTATTTAGGTTATACCAGTATTATAATCATGTTCTCGGTATTTGTCAAGTTAAATTAAAATAATTGCACAGACAGATATAATAATTGCACAGATAGCATTTACCAAAGGCCACATATTTCTCCTTTTATACATTAGTTATTTCGGTCCATTCCCCATCGCAATATTGCGTTGGGGGATTTGAACTAATATTTAAAATATCAACATATCCATCAATACATGCTCCAATTGTACCGTCTGATATTTCTTCTGCCTTTTTTATGGTCCCGTCTTCAAAAATTAAAATATACATTATCTCTCCGGCTTATCTCGATGCTGCCCAGGGCGCTAAATTAAGTGATTCCGGCCCTCCCTCAGTAAAGGACACCGGTGGGATAATGGCATTATATATCTTTTCGCTGGCCAGATAGCGACACCGATGACTTGAAGCTATCTTCTCAGGGTCCGGCTTATCGAAAAACTCTTCCAGGATTTCCATTATCTTTTTGATACCATCTTTTTTATCCATTATAATCCTTTCCTAACCAGCCTATTATGAAGCGCTTTATCCATGACTTGAATCTTGCGCGTTTGGTTCTGACCAGAGCCCGAATAAGATAATTCGAGCAATCCGGCTGGATGCAGTGTTTGCCTTTCCTGCTATACCATTTCGCTTTGTAGCGGGAGGAACCACATAACCGGCATTTGGTAGCGGTATCCCCTTCCTTTATAATCCGGCTCAGTGGCGGCGGCGGTACTGGTGGCGCAGGTTTTAAGAATCCAGCCACAATGCGAGGTGGCGGAGGGATAATATCACTTGTAAAGTAAGGCAAAGGCAAATTCATGTTTAATCTTAAGTCTGCAAGTGAAGGTACCTGGCCGGGTTGAACCTTAAAATTTTCAAGTGACGGCTTGCTGCAGCAACCGCAACAACCATGAACGGCATCGGCGCTGGCTTCCGGTCCAATCAACCTTTCTTTATATGCGAGGTGGTCGGGATCAGGATGGCCAACACCACATTTGCAAATGCGTTCCATAAGCTTCCGGTCATCTCTCCAATACATCGGCCAGTCGGCCATATGGTGGTTGCTCGGATTATGGATACAACAATATTGCCCCTTGCATTTTTCCCGGTCATGAACATTTTTCATTTCCATTTTTCTACCCCACAAAACATATTAATATTTCGTTTAATTCGAGCAGTTCTTGATAAACTTCATGTATGCCACTTGAGTGCCCTCGTTCCCAGGCCATGTTCCAGGCGAGTTCAAATGCCTTGGATGTCTTGGCATCGGGATTAATTTTGGGATCAAATGCACCGATATCATGAAGGCATGCCCATTTAAAAAGCAAATTACACAAGACTTTTGATCCGTTATATGCCTTTAATTGGGTATTGTACCATTTTAAATTTTCTTCGTATTTGACCAGTTCCTTGGCATATTCCAGTGCGCGGTCGGAAGTGTGGTTTATCGGAAGTCTTGGTCGGGGGATCGTTTTAGGGTATTTTATCGAGGATTCAAAATACCCATCCCTTATGAGTTGACTGATACTTTTACTTTTCAACTCATTAAGATAATTTATTTTCATGGTTGAGTCTACATAAATATGCATTTTTCATTTCTCCTTTTATAAGCATTTTACCATCAGTTTGGGCTTTTTGTCAAAATTACTTTGCCCCGGCATTATTTACAAAGCATTTATAAAAAGGGTGCTTGTGGCGTGGCAAGATTCTCTGGTGGACCGGGCGGCGACCTGGCAAAATTTTCTGGTGGACCGGGCCGTCTCTCAATATCTTGATCTTGGTGGGGTTTGCCTTATGTGTTTTAAATTTTTCGACCAGGATTATTTTGGAGACATTGATGAGGTCGTCGATATCGCGATCTTTATAATCGATGACGACTGCCTCGTCCATATCGGCCCATTCGTTGAGTCCTGCATGGCCAATGGCGGACTGATCTTCAACATATTTTTTAGGGCGCTGACTGACAATACCTTTGAATTGGTCAATTTTCATTTTGTATGAGTCGACACTGTGGCCGGTTAGTTGGGCGATCTTTTTGATGTCCCATAACCCAATTTCTGTTTTGCCGTTGCGGAACATCGTATATGCCAGAATCCTGTCTTCTAAAACGTACCCGTTTCTCTTTTTCATAATTATTTCTCCTTTTTTACTTCGTGTTTGTAAACCAACATTTCACGGCCATAATAATCGACCATATAATCATGAGCAAATACTTCTATTATGGTCATTTCGGTCTGGTCCGGCTTAAAACCTAAGAAGCCTTTGCCTATGTATTGTACTTTATCATCCTTTTTCATATTTATTTCTCCTTGTTGTTCTTACATAATAACAACTATATCAGGAGATGTCAAGTTTTATTATTTAATAGTTTCGATAGAACATACATCGGCCAGAGCAAATTCCATGTTGAAATCGCTGTTCTGGACGAAGCCGAAGGCTTTTTCCAGGCTTACCCAGGTTTTCCCGTCCTCGGATATTTCCACGACTTTGGACGTTCTCCTTTTAAATATTCTCAAAAATTTGTATTTCATTTCTCTCCTCCTTATGCGGCTTTCGCTAATTGCATATCGTTGGCTTCGAGGGCTTCCGGGGCTCCGTCTTTGGTTACCTTGGCAAAGCAGCGTGTCATCATGGTGGCTTTTTTGCCTTTGTATTCGTCATGCGATTTTACGGTACCGTTTAAAAGTACAATGTCCCCTTCGTATGCTCCCCATTTGTCTCCGGTATAAAAAGTTTTATAGGTGTTGCCATCGGTACCTTTAAAAATGTACAGGGTTTTCGGTCCCCAATCGCTGGCCAGTTCCTTTGCAAATACACATTCGGCTTCGATGCCTTTTATCTTGTCCCCGATATTGCCTACATATTCGCTGGTGTCGGCTGTAGCGGCTTTTTTCTCGGCAATGGCGCGTTTGGCACTCGGTACCATGCTTACCGTTAAACCGTGGTGCTTCCAGGGTACATATCCGAGGACCGTCATTTTGTGGCAATTGGCCATGTAGTCGTTATTGAGTTCGGTATCGGTCAAGTTGGTAAAATGGGCAATGGTGGCATCCGCTATTTCGCGGTCCATATCCTCTACCGTTACGCGCTCGTCGGCGTTCATTTTTGCGCTTATGCGAGGGCTCATCTGGCGGCTTACTTCGTCTGCCGTGCACCAATCTTCTCCGCGCTCATATGCTTTGCCTTTGCTCATCCAACCGTATTTGCGGCATGTGGCGCTGGTAAAAATTAGGGTTTCGCGGAGATCTTCAAAATAGCTTCCCCGGCATCCCTCAAAGTCGTCGTCTTTGATGCCAGCATATATTTCTTCAAAGTCCCAGGATGCCCATCTCATAAATGCTACCGGGTCATGGCCAAAAAAGTCGCGGATGCAGGTGCTGCCGACTTCTTTATAAACCCCGGTATCTATATTGAGCATCAGCATACTATGGGTGCGGCGGCGGTCGTGGCCGCAATGGTCACAATGTATTTCGTCTTTATTAAGGTATGCGGCTGGTATGGTTTCTCCCGGTACCGTTGAGGTGGTTACGATGTACTTTACGATGTTCGGTTCGTAGAGGCCATCCTCGGTAACCAATGATGTGGTTGTTTTTTCGGCGGCGGCGTAAATGTCGAAGGTGGAGATGAGTTTCCATCCGTCTATAATGGGGATTTCATACTCCAATGTGGCGAGGCAGGTTACCTGTACCTGGGCGCGGCCATTTTCGTCATCCCATTTCTTTACGATGTCTTCCCCAAAGGAAAGGGTCATGGCCGGGCAACCAATTTTAATGGCTTTGCGATTGAGTTTGTCAATTTTCTCGACCAGGGCGCTGGCCTTGTACTTTTGTATTTCGAGGTCTTCTATCATATTTATTTCTCCCGGTTAGTTGTTTGATCGTTTCTAATACTAACAACTATATCGGTACATGTCAAGCAAAACCTTTACCGTCCTGCGATTTCCTTTCGGGCATTTACCTTCAGGATGGCGCGGACATTGGTGCCGTCCTTTTTGTGATAGGTCGAGGAGTTCTTGCTCCGGTCATTGTATTTGCGGTAATTGGCGTTCTTCATAATATTTATCTCCCGTTAGTTGTTTGATCGTTTCTAATAATACTATCTATATCGGTGCATGTCAAGCGTTTTATTATTTATTTTGCTCTTCCGTTTCTAATTCTTTTCATCGCTCGCAAAAGCGATTTATTAAGATCTTCATCGGTCATTCCGGTTACCCCGGTGAAACCTGCCCGGCGTAATAATGAAATTTTTTCTTTGCGCGTGGCGTCTTTGATGGATTCTGGTAAACTCATATTTATTTCTCCCGTTAGTTGTTTGATCCTTTCTAATACTAACAACTATACCGGCACATGTCAAGAACTATTTTAATCAGTATTTGCCATTAACAAATCAATAACTGTAAAAAAGCATGCCCCACCACATAAACCGAGGGTTGTCCAAATACCAAATTTCATGTGACCAATTAATAAAATTGCAATCATTAAATTTACCATAATAATTTCTCCTTATGTTCCCGAATCCTGTTTCGGGAAGGTTTATACAAAAAGTTCCTCATAGCTGGTTTTGACCGGCACCCATGCTTTCTGCCCTTGATAGATCATGCAGGATCTAACAAAACTTTCGTCCAGATCGATGGTATACCATCCTCCCTCGAGATAAGTGACGCGATAGTTTTTCTTGATCGCATCGTATCTGATCAGCTCAAACTCGGTCGGATAATTCAGGGCAAAGGCGATGCCGGACATTAGCCGTCTATTTTTGGATGTGTTATGCATGTCCCCATCATATAACAGTGGGAGGGGTTGTCAAGTCTTTTTTAAATATTTTTTCGGTAGCTTTGGGATTGCCTCTAATACCTCCATAACCTGGGTAAATGAAATCTGTTTAGTTGAATCACAAATCAAAAATGCCAGGGCTCTATTTGTTAACGGACAATTTTTGATGGCCTCGGCTATTTTAACAATGGCCACTCTCCATTCAGTCTCTCTTAAATCCATAATTCAGTCTCCTTTATTAGTATCCTGCCATTTTACCAGCCATAATGGCCTGATAAATAAAATGGAGTGAAGAACTGGAATCGAACCAGTTTACACGAGGGCCACATCCTCGCGGCGTACCTGTATGCCTCTCTCCACATAAAAAATGGCACCTTCGGGCATCTTTTCCAAATCCCTTTCAGCGAACCAGTTCAAGACTGGAAGTGCCGGTAAAATGGAGCGGGATATTGGGTTTGAACCAATGACGTGCTGGTTGGATACCAGCTCCTCTACCACTGAGTTAATCCCGCTTAAAACATGGAGCCGGTGACAAGATTCGAACTCGTGACCTATTGATTACAAATCAATTGCTCTACCAACTGAGCTATACCGGCCTAA